GCAGAAAAAGAGGAACGGAAAGAGGCCCATATCAAGGAATGGCGTGATACCTACACAAAAAAAATAGACTGCGTTAAGGCTACCGTCGATGAAATACGAGAAGATATGCACCAGAAAGTTCCGTTTACTATCTGCGATGAACGCGAAGGGGAAATAAAGCAAATGTTGAGAGATGTTGAAATAAGGCTCAGAGCAGGGAAGATGTGAACGACATTATCCGGGACAACATAACTTTATACTGGCGGTGGATGCGGATCGGCGTGATCTTCCCGAGGCAGTTGCTCATGTTCTGGCCGAATGTGTGGAGGTGGTGATGACACTTGGACAAACGCAGCGGGCCTTTTCAAAGGCCATTGGAGAGCTTATCTGCTACGCTTACGCGATGGGGTATGAGATTACATTCGGCGATGCGTGGGCAAAAACAGGGCACCGCCCTTCCAGCAACCATTATATCCGCCTCGCCATAGACCTGAATCTCTTTAAGGACGGTGTCTATCTGGAGCGCGGGCCTGAGATGGAAAAGGGCCACGGTATCCTGCATGATTATTTCGACATGATCGGCGGGGCAAAGCGGATAACAAATGACCTGAATCATTACAGTTTTGAATGGCAAGGAGGACGTTGACATGGAATGGAAAGACGTAATCGCCGCAATATCGAAAGCCGCCCCGCTGATCGGGAGCCTGTTCGGGCCAGCCGGGACCGCAATCGGGGCCGTTGCGGGAACGGGCCTGACATTGGCAGCAAGGGCTTTAGGGGTAGAGCCTACGGAATCAGCCGTAACACAGGCCATTGCTACCGATCCCCAGGCTGCGCTGAAACTCGCGCAGTATGAAATGGATCACAAACTTGAACTTGAGAGGCTGGAAATCCGAAAATACGAGCTTGGGCTTGCCGACGTCGCCAGCGCCAGGGCCAGGCAGATCGAGCATGAGAAGGCGACAGGCAAAGGCGACACAAACCTCTATGTCCTGGCATGGGTCATCGTGCTTGGCTTCTTCGGCCTAATTGGGATACTTCTCTTTGTCCCGCTGCCGGAAGATAGCTCCGGCGTTGTGTTCATGCTATTCGGCGCATTAAGCGCGGGCTTCGGGGCGGTCGTGCAATACTTTTTCGGCAGCTCCAAGAGCTCCGAAAGCAAGACCGGCATGATCTATAACTCGACGCCAAACATGCCGAAGAAGGCGGTTTAAGGCTGACGAAGGCGCTGCACGATGAGGGGGTTAAGGATTTTGAAGAAAATATTATATTTTCTTCTTCTGACCTGTCTCGCTTTTGTCTCTCTTTTTTGTCTAATTTGGGGTGGTTTGGTGAGGTTTAGAAAAACAGGGGTTTTTGCTAAAAGGCTGGAACCCTTTTGTTTCTTGGTGGGCCGTGCTGGAATCGAACCCGCGACCAACGGATTAAAAGTCATTTGACAGAATGATAAAAATCTAATAGTTATAGATACCTGTCTCGTTTTTGTCTATTTTTACTCCACTTTCATTTTTGACATTTGCCCGGAGATTACATCATCGAGAATGTGGCTGTAAATGAGGGTGGTACTCAGCTGCGCGTGGCCTAATATCTCTTTCACGACCTGGATCGGAATCCCTGATTTCAGCATGTAAGTAGCTGCTGAATGTCTCAGATCGTGCAGCCTTGCCTTTACTCCACAGGACAGAGCCAAGGAGTGGAACCATTTTGACACCGTGTCCGGGTGCCAGTCCGGGAACACAGGGCCGATGTCCTTTTTTACGGCTTCGAGGGCCTTTAGGGCCTCAGGAAGCAAGGGGACCTTCCGGGCCTGCCTCCCCTTTGTCTGGCGGAAGAAAACGCTGCCACGGGCAAGGTCAACGTCCTGCCAGGTTAAATCAAGGGCCTCTCGACGGCGTGCGCCAGTCCAAAACAGGACAGTCAAATACCGTCCGAAGTCCGGAGCTGCTCCAGAGAAAATCATTTCGAGGGTTTTTGGTGGCAGGATTCTTTCGCCCAACATTCCCTTGTCCACAGGGACCATCTTTATTTTCGGCTTCTTGTCGATGATGCCGTTGTCTATGGCGTAGGTAAGTGTGGATTTGATATGCCTCAAGTAACCGTTTATCGACTGAGGCTTTGTGCCCCTTGAAAGGCATATCCTCTTGAAGTCGTCTATCTTGGAAGGGGTAAGTGCGCGAACCTGAATGTCTCCCACGGCTTCTCTGAGAAGTTTTAAGCTCAGCATATCCTTTTTCAATGTCCACTTGCTGACTCCGGGACGGTGTTCCTCGTAATCTTCCTGGAGTTCTTTCAGGGACATTCGACGTGAATCGAGTTGGATCAGCCGCCCCTTGAGATATTCCTTTTCAATTTCCTTGAAAAGCGATTCTGCTTCCTTGGGGTCTTTGGTCCGGAGGGCTTTCCATTTACCGTTTAGGACGTAATGGAACCATCCCCTTTTTTGTATCAGGCGCATGGAGAGGTTCATATACGTTCGCCTTTCATAATTGCAAGGGCTTTTTCATGGATTGTGGGCGCGACTACCTGGGATTCACGATATTGGTCGAGGGATAAGCGGTCAAATATCCAATCCTTCCGTTTTGAGTCCGGGTCTTGGAAGCCTTTTATTTTCCCTTCTTTTGCGAGATCAACCAGGCGGTACTTTCCCATTGCTGCATACAAGGCGGCTCTTTTAAGGGACAGCCAACGGGGATTCATCTGTCCCTCTCCCGGTCCTTCTCCGCAAGCTCAGCCTCTAATCGGTCAATCTCAATTTTATGATCTTTGAGCATGGTCTTATAATCAAGTTGGATTTGGTTCATCCCCGGCCTCCTTTAGTGCGGCTTGGGCTATCTCATAAGCATTTGCAACTGGCTGTATGTATCCCGGTTGTGGGACACCTATCTCATGGATAATCTTCTCCAACGCTCCTTCCAGTTCCTTGATACGGGCGGTCAGGGCGGCGATCTTCCTGTTCAATGGATGCTTTTCACAGGTATCAACATGCTTGGCTATTCCTGAACCAGCATCATCATCAATCTCAACAGTAAAGCCACACCATGCACAGTATGTCTTTTTGGGATTGTTGATTTCATCTTGCAGGGCGGCGATCTGCTGTTCAAGGTGCGTCCTGATTATTAACTCTTTCTCAAAGTCCTCCCCGGCCTGCTGCATATAGCCTTCGTATTCCTCGATCTTGGCTTCCTTCTCCGCAAGGGCGGCAAGGTGATCGTCAAAAAGAACGGCCCTTTCTTCACCTTTATAGTATCTAACCATCCAAGTTTTTATTGTTTCAACCTGTATTGTCATACTCCCTCCTTCACTCATACCCCCTCCTTCCTTACCCAAATCAACAGGTCAATCAGGGCATCTGTGGGGTTGGTGTTTCTTTGAGTTGAGTCAAGTGTCTTGTCGGCACTCTCTTTGCTATCAAAGCCTCCACCACCATATCCGTATTCAACTTGCGCCCATGTTTCACTATCGTTTTTACATACTGCCGTATCCTTCGGCAACTCCCGCCAGACCTCTGCCATTGAAGGGGCGGGGGTGCCATTCTTTTTAACGTCTTCACGAAAATACTCAAGTGGAGCAATTATTATCCAACCCCTCCCTGCCACTTCCACCCAAAAGCAATCCGTCTCCAGCACAATCCCTGCATCATGGAGCCGCTGGGCTGCTTCAAGGCTTGCGTAGTTATTTTGGTTCATCTTGAGCCTCCTTCCATATCGGAAATGCAACGTCCGCATTTTCCGCCCACTCATGTAGATAGCCAAACGGTGCAAGTTCCCATCCATCCTTTAATTCATGCCGAAGGTCGTTACATTCTGTGCAGGTCTTATATTCATCCCACCTGCCTTCCCAACAGCCCTTGGCGAAGTGGTATTTTTCACCGTTTTTTATGGGCCTGCGGCACTCACAGCATTTATGTTCTTTGTGTGCTGTTCTCATTTTGTCAGAAAACACACTCGGCATCTCGGCATCGCTCATACGGCCTCCTTCCCTTGCCTTACTGAAATCAAGGAGCCATTCCTCAAACCTGCCACCCTCAAGCAGTTCATCCCACGGAGCAACGTCGCCGTTTTATGCAGTCCCGCAACACCGTGCGATTGCTGTATTAAATCCCACACAGATTCAATTCCTTTGTGCAAGGCGATGATCTGTTTCCTCTGCTCCTCTATGACTGCTGTGAATCCGGTGATAGCTTTATTCATAGGTGGCCTCCTTCATACCAAACACCCGTCAATGTAATCCTCGCGCCGCTGCATTTCCTGCTCCATTTCCTTGATCCGGGCGGTCAGGGTGGCGGTCTGCTCATTGAGGTGATCCACCATAAAGAGCAATGCCTTCTCTGCAATTTCCCGCTCCGCAAGGGCGGCAAGATGATCGTCAAAAAGAACGGCCCTTTCTTCACCTTTATAGTATCTAACCATCCAAGTTTTTATTGTTTCAAGCGGCTTGGGCTATCATCATAACTTCTTCCGAAGTCCAATAGGCCGACCCCTTATCAGCTAACAATTCCAACGCCCCTTCCAGTTCCTTCACCCTTTTTTCTAATCGATCAATTTCAATCTTGTGATCTTTGAGCATGGTCTTATAATCAAGCTGGATTTGGTTCATCCCCGGCCTCCTATGCCACCTTCATGATCTTCTTCAGCCAGTAGCGGCTGGCCTTTACGACCGATTCCTTCTTATCAACCCACTTGCCGGTTATCATCCAGCCGCCGGCCAGGACCTTCTCCCGGCCCTCGACGGCCTTTTTGACCTCGGCATCGATCTCCTCATATTCCTGCTTCGCCGGTTTCAGCGCCTCCATGCGGTCCAGCTTTTCGGACAGATCCCCGGCGTCGATCTCGACCTCCTGGCCGACATGGTCCGGCAGGCAGATATGTAAAAACGGACAGTCGTTGCATTGGCTGTCGTCGGCTATCCTATCGGGCAGGGTCCCGGCCTTGACATGGGCATTGATGGCCTCGGCCCGCTGCAAGGTTTCCTCTCCGAGTTCATAGTCCAATGACATCCAGACTTCCTTGTAAGCGCCTGTCGATTTATTCTTAAAGAGGAACACGGCCTTGTCGATGCCCTTCATCAGCATGTAAAGATTGAGCTGTGTCGGGTAGCGTCGGAGGTAGGCATACTTGCCTTTTGTGAGGCTGTTGATGTCCTGAATCGAATCGAAAACAAAAGGCGACATGGACTTGATCTCTATGGGATAGGCGCCGCCGTTGACCTGGACCAACCCGTCAACGTGGCCGGTGATCTGATAGTCTTTCCATTCAAAGGACCGCTGCTGTTCAATGATCTTGATCCCAGCTTCAGCCAACTCCTTCAGCGCGATCTGCTCAAAGTCATTGCCAAGATCAAATACGTATTGAAGGCCGACATCGTGCAGGGACTTTTCGGCCCATCGGGTCCGGTTATAAACGTGGTATCTGACGCAGGGGTTGCCGAGGTCTGACGCCCGGTTGCTATGGACCGGGTATGACGAGATTTTCTTCCGCTTGCTTTCGAGTATCGCTTCGGTGATCATGGCTTATCCCTCCTGCCCGGCTTCGCGCTCTTCCGCCTTCGGACCATCATCGGCAAACATGATATTTTCAGCGTCGTTGCCGTATTTCCCGGTCACGAAGGTGATCTTGACTTTCCGGGCCGCCGCTTTCGCTTCATTCGCCGTCTTTGCCAGCGTTTCAGAGAAGGTCTTGTATTCCGTCCCCTCGGCATTGATCTTGTAAAGCGGGCTTTTCATGACCTTGCCGTCTTTGGTTTTGGTCTGCATGGTGATCCCGGTGATGAATGTTTCGATGGTTGCAGACCCTTCAGAAGAGATAGGGGCATCGGCCTTGCCGTCCTTCTTGAAGGATACTTTGCCCACGGCGTCCTGTGTGATCCCGGCCTCCGATAACTCTTCCCATGTGAGGTTTCTCATCCCGAGGATGCGGGTGATCCCCGACCCCAAAAGGTTCGTATAGGCCGCCTTCTTGACGTCGCCCCGGTCAATGGCAGCGATTGGAAGCTCTGCCCCGTTGCTGTATTTCTTGAAAAACCCGTCCTTGCTTGAGCGGGTGCCTATGGCTTCGATGGTGACGCCGCCAAGCGTAAAATACCCCTTGTATGTGTATCCGTAATGCCCGTCCTCTTCGGTCTCAATGGTGGGCTCGTCAATGCGCCAGGAGATCCCAAACAACCGGGCGATCTTCTCGCTCCCGGAAACCTGCAAATAAGGCTTTCCGCCCTGGTCCGTCCAGTCTCGCGGGTTCGTCATTTTCAGGGACATGCGCTTGATCTTCCCCATCGCTTCGACCCGGCGCCCTGCTCGTTCTGCAATCGCGACAAGCTGATCATCGGCAATCGCAGGAACCTCACCTAATATCTCAACTGCTCTTTCATCTTCACTCATGACTTCCTCCTCTTCGGGTTTGCGTGTAAGTGCCGGCCGTTCTCCCCGGCGATTGCGTCCAGCAGCGTGTAGTGCTTTCGCCACACCCACCGGATGATCCATAGTATGAGTTTTTCTTTCATCATGCCCCCCTTCGCATCAATGACAGGGCCTGTTCCAGCCCCGCCACAAATCCGGCACGGATGCCCTCAAGGATGGCCATGGTCAGGGCTATCGGGATATACAGGACGCGGCCCAGGGCCTTGACGAAGGCCACATACTCCGGCGGCACGAAGGACCACTCGGATTTCTGGAACCGCTTATTCACGGTCCGGTTGACCGCCTTGACCTTCTCCGCTTTCCTATCGACGAGTTTAACTGCCGCCTTGCCGTTCATAAACCCTCCTTTTTAAGCTCAATTCTCCACACCCAATCATTGCGTTCCCACGATCCGGGGTGCAGGGATTCCCAAAGGATTGCAAATGCCGAAAGGATTCCACCTTGTAGTAATTTTAATCCTTCTCTTTCTGCTTCATCTTCCGTGATGTCCTGCACCCTCTCCGGCCTCACGCTTACGATCAGGGCGTGACTCCGGGAAGCCCACTCCGGCATGAAGCGGGGGGATTTCTTGCTCCATTCCCACTCTTTCCATTGTTCACGGTCTATTTCATCGCAATCAGCATCATAGACAATTTCCGGCCATGTATCTGCGCCTTCACGTAAAAGTCTGTCTGTAATAAATGGCGGTTTCCACCACGCCTCTTTGATATAGACCGTCTCGCCGGGGAGGTAGAATGAAAACTGATCTGCAACATGATTCCGAAAGTGGTCTAAGCATCCATAGTGCGCCCAATGATTTTTACTTTTGCGATAATAGACGCCACCCTGAGAATCCATGTCCGGCTGCGGGTTCATCAGCCGCCGCGTTACGGTCTTCCGCCCATCCATCCACGCCTTCACCATAGGCTCGCTAAACGATAGCCCTTTCATGGCGTCACCAAAAGTAATATGATAAACACGATCCCGAGCCCGGCCACGGCCAGAATCCCCGACACGGCCCGCCAGATATCACCCTCGACAGCCTTGAGTAAGCAGCTTCGCATCTTCGGCCTCCTTCTCCTCTTTAATAAAGATCGCCTCGTAATTCGGCCGCCGGTCGCCATGGATCGGGCAGGTCCAGCGGGCGTGCATATTGTCCAGGTGATCTTCACAGTTGCAGTTCATGGTATCCTCCGCTTCCGAAATGGCCGAACCCCTGCTCGGCCGCTTTGAAAGCGGGCGGGGGTTTCAGCCCCGCCCTTCACACCACCTTGCCGCAGCTCTTTGTAGGGGAGCCTGACCCTGATTCGCCCGGGATTATGGTCCATTACCCCGACCGGGACTTATGTATTTAAGATTGCCTGTGCCGCTTTGCCTACTCCCCATTTCTGCCCCTGGACTTTGGGTTAGCTCGTGTCCGGCCTTTACTTGCACTGCCCTCTCTGCGAGGGACGCGGCATCCTGGGCGACCGGGCGTTTTGGGGGTGATGCTTTGATTTGGCGGTAATATACAATATCGGTAATTTTCTTGTCAAGCATTATTTTACATTAACGGTAAAATTATTTTCTTGACATTATTTTTAGAAGTGGTAAAATGCGAGCCATGAAAAACGGCGTCATCAAACTAACCGGCTTTGCAGTATTGAACGACATAGCCAAAAAACATCGCGTCAAAGGCCAAGATTGGGCAAAGGCAACCTGGGGCAAACCAGCCTATTCATCCCGTATTTCGGAATTGCGAAGAATGCTTAAAATGGACGTCGCTGGCGATTTAGCGGGCATCGGGCGTGCGCTCACGGCTGACAAACTAAAAGCATTGTCAGACGGCTTAAAAATAATTATCGGGGGGGATATTGTGCGGAAGGAGCTGATAGAGAAATTGAACGCTGTCAAGACAGACCTTGAGAAAAACCTGATCCTGCTTATGGTTGCGGACGAGAAGGATCATAAGGCGATAAGGATGTTTCTTGAGGCGATGATCGATAAGAAATAATTTTTTTTGCCCCGTCTTATTAAGGTAAATGGGGCATCTTTTTGGTCGCTTACAATTACCGATGTTGTAATATCCCATGGACACACTCACGAAGGGTAACATCATGAACGCAATGGTTGCCGTGCAAAACCTGCCACATGCATCCCAAGAATGGGATTACGACGCATCGGTCAATCGGGTGCAGCCGCTTATTTACAAGTGGAAGAACCTGACCGTTGAGGTTGCCCAGGAGCTTTATGTTGCAAGGGAGAAGCTGTCAAAAGAAGGACGGCCTGAAATAACCGGGACAAATGTCCCGGTTAAAACATGGAACTCCTACTGCGCCGCCATCGGCATTGAGAAGCGCACCGCGAACCGCTGGCTGGCTCAATTCTATCCCAACGAGCCAGCGGAGCCGCAAGCAATAGAGCATCAAGACACCTGCGCCGTCGATGACCTCTGCGCCTTAATCCAATCTGGCAAGAAGTATCAAACCATTCTTGCAGACCCGCCGTGGGCATATTCCAACCAAGCTACGCGGGCGGCAACGGACAATCATTACAAGACGATGACCATTGATGACATCGCTGCGCTGCCAATCACAGAACTGACCGAAGCCGACGCACACCTTCACCTCTGGACCACCAACGCCTTCATCTTTGACGCTAAACGAATCATGGAGGCGTGGGGCTTTGAATACAAGTCCATATTTGTCTGGATAAAGCCGTCAATGGGCATCGGCAATTACTGGCGCGTGTCCCACGAGTTTATGCTTTTCGGCTTAAAGGGCAATCTTCCGTTTCAAGACCACTCAGAAATGAGCTGGTATTCCGAGAAGCGCAGCCGACACAGCTCAAAGCCACTCACAATCATCAATAAAATCGAAAAGGTCAGCCCCGGACCATATCTGGAATTATTTGGACGCGAAACGCGATCTGGATGGGCCGTATGGGGCAATGAAATCAAGAGGACGCTCTTTAACGAGGCGGCGTTTGGCAACTAAAAAACAAAAATACGACATTGAAACGCCAATCGGCGAGCGCATCTACACCGTTCCGGGCGATAGAGGCCCGGACGATATGAAAATCTACACCGTGTTCCCTCGCACACCGTGGGCGCACAGCCTCTATTACATAGCCGTATGTTTAAGGCTCAAGGGAATGGTGGAGGATAGAAACTACCCGCCACCCGCCGCGGGGAAGGCTAAATTGATGGAATTTTGCCGCGATGCAATTTTTGACAGGAAGATGACCATTAAGGATTTGTGCAAAAAATACGAAATAGCCTTGAAATAACAGGAGCCCCATGAAGCCTATCCCACCGCAGACAGCAGGAAGAATCAGGAAGCTCAGGGAATAGGGATTTACGCATTCGGGCATTGCCCAGCGCCTCGGGATCTCCCCGAACACGGTCAGAACCTATCTGATTAAGGCGGGCATGGCGCGGGCAAAGGCCAAAAAGATTGAATGGAACACATCCTATTGCCGGAGGCCGAACAAGGTCCGGGCGCCCCTATCACAGTCACGGTATTTCGACTATCGGGGCTACCTGGAGAAGCTGCTGCGGGAGGCATGGGAGCGGGACTTCGCGGAATTTGAATTTGACGTATGGCGCCGGGCCCTCAAGACGCCAGCCGGCCAGCGGTATCTGGCAAGCCTCAACGTGGATGACCGCTTGTTTGAGCAGAAGGAGGCTGATGAGAGTCCTCTGTGACCACATCGATGCGTTCCCCATGACCACATGGGAGATCATAGTTATCATGGGCATCCTGCTGGTGATCGTGTCGTATCCATGGAGGCGGGGATGAGGCTGGCCTTCGGAGCATTCAATGGGCGCGAACTATCTGACCCGGCTATTCCTGATTCTTACATCCAATGGCTGGCCTCACGCGGGAAGTATTACAAATCGAAGCATTCACCAGATCCAACATGGAAGGTGCCGACGCTTGTATGGCTGGCGGCGCTGACCGAGATTGAGCGGCGCGGCTACCGGATAATCGGAGAAAGGTTTGAGCGAGATTAAAACATGGAGGAGAACACACATGCAAGAGATCACAGAGAGTTTTTTGCGGGCAGTCGCAGGGGACATTGAAAAGCTGTTGCTGGAGGACCGGGAGAACATCGCGTTTGCATACAAGAGAATGCAGGACGGAATAAAGCTGTCCATGGGGATCACGCTGGACCCGTCCGGCAACGGGATCATCGTCAATTATGACTTCGGCTTTGACCTCGAACCCAAGCCGGAACCGCCCGAGAAGCACAAAGTAAAATTCAAGCGCACAATCAATGAGGGGCAGGCGGCGATGGAGTTCCTTAAAAAGGAGGTCCGAGAGGGCCGGATGACGGTTACTGCGGGGGATGGTGCATGACACATCAATCCATCATCATACAGGGCAAGCCGATAGCAAAGAAGCGGCCCCGGTTTGTCAGGCGCGGTAAGTTTGTCGGGGCATATAACTGCCAGGAAACCGAGGAGGGCCGCTGGATTCTGGACGCCAAGCAGGCAATCACGGAAAAGGCTGAAGCTGGAACGCCCGTTGCCCTGAAATGCTGGTTTTATTTCGACTTCCCGAAGTCCATGAGCAAAAAGAAGCACAGGGAGGCCGTTCACACCAGCAAGCCGGACCTGGATAACCTCGTCAAGTTTGTCAAAGACTGCCTTAATGGTATCGCATGGCATGATGACAGCCAGGTCGTCAGCATCATGGCAAAGAAATTATATGACTACGAGGGCGGCGGGGCAAGGTCGGAAATCATAATAACGGCAGAGAAAACGATCAAGACGGGTTTTTGATTCCAACAGCACGGGGATAGGTAAGATCAACCGACACGGCCGGGAATCCTGGCCCGGCCTTCCCCTAAACAAACCAGGGCGCGACAGGAGGCGCAATAAGGCAATGGCCGATATTTACTACCAATTTTATCCCGGCGACTATCACCGCGACACGGGCGATTTGTCGATGCTTGAGCATGGTGCTTATCGAGTAATGCTTGACCATTACTATATGCAGCGCCGACTGCCTGCGGACCCCGAGCGACTATACCGTCTCTGCCGTGCCTTCACCCAGGCCGAGCGGGCTGCCGTCGACACCATCGCGGCACGCTATTTCATTGCCGATGAATCGGGCCATCTCATCAATAATAAAGCAGAAAAAGAGATAGCAAAGCGTGATGTATTTGTGGCCATGCAGACTGCCCGGGGCAGAGCCGGAGCCGATGCCCGATGGAAAGCTCAAGCAATACCCAAAGCAATGCGTAAGCAATGCCTGGATGATGGCCAACCATCACCATCACCATCACCATATCCATCACCACCACCAAAAAATAAAAAAGCAGCGGCTGACGCGCCTTTCAATTTACCCTCAAAAGAAGAAATCCAGGAATCATCGGACCCCAAAATAGAAGAGTACATCCAGCAGGTATGTGCAAGGCTCTTTGAGGAGAAGATATTCCCGGAAGCCAATGCGTTTAAAAACAAAATGCTGAAAAATAGGAAAAATGGGCGGGGTGTGCTGCATGTACTCACAAGATGCTATCTGGCCCGGCCGGATGACCCATGGGCGTATTGCCAAAAAATCATAGCGGTTGAGGACCTGAACTACAATGAAAGAGATTACAGAAAAACTGCACAATAGAGCGCTTGAATCTTTTAAGCCCATGATTGATCAAATGGCGGGAGAGGGATGTTCCCAGGAGCAGATCGTAAGAGCATACCAAGTACAGATGAAAATTAAAACGAATCAGTATTATGACAAACTAAAAGGCATGACGTGTATTCGCACCATCTTAAAAGATGCCGATATTACACAAAAAGCAGACAGTAAAGCGGAAATGATATTCTATACACTTATGCAGGGTAGCGGGATTAAATTCACATTCCAGCACACCATTGGCCCTTACCGCGCAGACTATCTCGTCATGGGATTTTTGGTTATTGAGATCGATGGGCCGCAGCACGATAAAAACCACGATGAAAGGCGGGATCAATACCTGCGCAAAATGGGCTACAAGATAATCCGCATCCCGACCTGGGTTTTAATGTCATGCCCGGAGGCAGCGATTCATGAGATCCAAGAAGTGACGAAATTAAGGCGGGTAAAATGAATCAACCAGAACAGGCCATTCCCGGGTGGGAGGCAATCGCATTCTCTCTTAATATGAATATCCGGACAGCAATACGCCGGAAGGATGAACTCATCCAGGCTGGTGTTATTTTCTACATGATCAAGGGCAGGCCACCGCGTAGGCAAGTCTATCACTTCCCGTCACGCCTGAAAACATGGACTGGATTAAAATCCATGGCTGGTGAAAATATATGAAAATAAATTATTTTGTCCATCCTCAGTAGCTCATATCTATTGTCGTTTCTCTGTGTCAATTCTCTGGTGGTAGTTTGGCAAAGGTCAAAAAAGTATGATTCACTATAGCCATGCCTGTCACCATACAGCAAATGAACGCCGCTTGTGACACGGTTCAGATCTTCCGCAAGGAGGGTGTCACGGCCCGCAAGATCGCCCAGGAGATCGCCCTGGTGGCCTTCTCCGACATGGCCGACTTCGTCCAGGTGGACGAGGCCGGTTCCATTAAACCCATCCCGTTTGACTTAATCAAAAAAGGCAAGACCCGCATCATCAAGAAGATCCGGGAGAGGCGCCGGATCCTTGAAGGTAAGGGGCCGAAGGATGATGTCATCCTCGACGACACCATGGAGATCGAACTGATCGACAAGATGGATGCCCTTCGCCTGGGCGCTGAATGCCTGGGCCTCAAGAAGCCTGTCCAGATCCAGGGCAATGTCAATGCACAGCTTGAGCTGGACGAGGACTTGAAGCTGTTTGTGGAAATGATTATCGGCAACCGAAAGGGCAAAGTAAAGGGCAAAAAGAAATGACCAGGCGGGACGCACATCAGATCTACGAGTCTGCTTTCCTCAAGGCCCAGAGTAAGGCGAAGACGAAGGAAAAGCAGATCAAGGCGCTCACTCGTGCGTTTGCCTTGAACGATCTCTTTTTCCTGCTGGTCAATGTCCTGGGGCGCAAGGACTGTGATCGTGACTGGATCTACGAGCGGATCCGGGAGGTCGAGGCGAACCCGGACGGACATATCGATCTGTGGGCGCGTGAGCATTACAAGTCAACAATCATCACCTTTGGTCTGACCATCCAGGACATCCTCAAGGATCCGGACCAGACATTCGGGATCCTGTCGCACACCAGGCCCATCGCCAAGGGGTTCCTCCGGCAGATCAAATTGGAATTTGAGGGCAACGCCAGGCTCAAGGCCCTCTTCGACGACATCCTGTATGAGAACCCTCGGCAGGCTCCAAAGTGGTCCGAAGACGACGGCATCGTCGTCAAGCGCAAGACAAACCCCAAGGAGGCCACCGTGGAGGCCTGGGGCCTGGTCGACGGGCAGCCCACATCCAAGCACTTCACGACACTGGTGTACGAGGATGTCGTGACCAGGGAGTCTGTAACGACCACGGAGCAGATCGACAAGGTGAACAAGGCCTGGGAGCTGTCGCTGAATTTGGGGGCAGAGGGAGGCCGCAGACGGTATGTCGGCACGAGATATCATTACAACGACACCTATCGCCTGATCATGGACCGTGGGGCGGCGATCCCCAGGATCCACCCAGGGACGGAAGACGGCACGATGACCGGCAGGCCCGTGCTGTGGTCCCCGGAAGTCATGGCGGAAAAGCGCCGGGACATGGGGCCGTATGTGTTCGGCTGCCAGATCCTGCTGGACCCGAAGGCCGACACCGTCCAGGGATTTCAGCGGGGGTGGCTCAAGTTCTGGCCGGCCACCAATCATTCGCACCTCAATAAACTTCTCCTCGTGGATCCTGCAGGCGAAAAAAAGAAAGACAACGACTACACCGTCATGCTGATCGTGGGGCTGGGCGAGGATGAGAACTACTACATCGTCGACATGATCCGTGACAGGTTGTCACTCACGGAAAGGTCGGCCATGGTGTTCAAGATGCACCGGGAGTACCGGCCGGTATTCGTCGGCTATGAGAAGTACGGGAAGGACTCCGACATTGAATTCATCCAGTACCTCCAGGACAAGAACAACTACCGTTTCGGCATCACGCCCCTGGGCGGCAACATCCCCAAAAAGGACCGCATCAACAAGCTCGTCCCGATCTTTGAGCAGGGCCGGATCTTCCTGCCGGACTACTGCCTCAAGACGAACTACGAGGGCATGACGACGGACCTGGTCAAGGAATTCATCGAACAGGAGTATATGGCCTTCCCGGTCCCCGTGCATGACGATATGCTCGACTGCATGGCCCGGATCATGGACCCGGAATGCAGCCGGGACTTCCCGGCCGTGCGTCACGGATATGGTGAAAGAGTGGTGGATACCTGGTTAGGGTCCTACGGGCTAACCCGCAGGGACGAAGCGGACTACAGACACGACATTTATGAGAGGTGATGACCATGAGTATGCTGCTTGCTTACATGATTATGAAAAACAACGAAGGCGGCCCCAAACCACCCCCGCCCGTGCCGGTGGCCCCCGCACCGACCCCTCCCCAGGAGAAGTTGGAGGAGAAACCGGAGGTCCCGGACAAGGATGTGTCGAAGTCATCGGCGGCCAAGGCCGAAGAGAAGCGACGGATCCTGTCATCCCTGCCGAAGGCGACCAAGACGGTCCTGGAGGAGAAAGGCGACGAGGGGACCATCAAGAAGAAGAAACTGCTGGGATCGGGGGGTGGCGGGTCATCGACCCTGGGATGAGGTGACGCATGGCAACGAAAGCGAATCCAGAAGAGATTATCCAGAAGTACGGGGATCTCAATAGTGATCGTGGGACCTATCTGTCGCATCTCCAGGAGGTTGCAGACTACATGGCCCCGTCGCAGGCGGCCGTCCTGACGCAACTCACGGAAGGCGGCAAGCGCATGGAGAAGATCTATGACGGCACGCAGCTCCGGTGTGTGGACAACTTCGCAAACGGGATGTTCGCCAATCTCACACCGGTGTCCTCGCCCTGGTTTGCCATGGGCTGCAGAAACAAGGCGCTCAACGAGATCCCGTCCGTGAAGTTCTGGCTGTCGGACACGACGGAACGGATCCGGTCTGCCATCAACACGAGCAACGCAGGCATGGCCCTGTTTGAGATCTACAAACTCCTGGGATGGGCCGGTACGGGTGTGCTGTACATCGACAAGGGTGTCCGGTATGCGCTCAACTTCAAGGCCTTCAGCCCTGCGGTCTGTGTGTGGGAAGAGGACCCCAACGGGATCGTCGACTCTCTATACCGTCTTGAGAAGTTCACAGCCCGGAAGGCTGTCCTGGCCTGGGGGGAGAATGTGTCGGGGGAGATCAAGAAGGCCTACATCAACAAAGAGAACACGAAGACCTTTGAGATCCTCCATGCCGTGTACCCCCGGAACGACTATGATTGGTCCAAACGGGACGGGGCGAACATGAAGTATGCGTCCGTGTACCTGGAGAAGGAAACGAAGCACATCCTCAACGAGAGCGGCTACAAGGAATTCCCCTATGCGGTCCCCAGGTGGGACCAGGGCAACGGTGAGGTCACCGGGCGATCCCCCGGGATGAATGCCCTGCCGGATGTAAAGCAGCTGCAGCAAGTCGTGTACGACAACACGATGGCTCACCAGATGTGGCTGCGGCCGCCCATCCTGGCATCGAAGGAGTCAGCCCTGTCGACCAATCGGTTCACGCCCGGAAAGATCGTATATCACCGCACCGGGGAGAAACCGGAACCGTTCCCGATCACGGGGGATCTCCGGGTCGGCCTGGAAGAGGTGGACAAACTGCGGCAGGCCATCCGAGAGGCCTTCTACAACGACCTGTTCGTCATCATCCAGGAGCAGATCCCCGGCCGGACGGCCTACGAGATCCGGGAATTGATCGAGCAGAAGTTGAACCTCCTGGGGCCGTTCCTGGGCCGCCTGATGATCGAACTGCTTGATGTGATGCTCTCCCGGTCGTTCTGGTTGCTGTTCCGCAACGGGTTCATCGCCCCGGTCCCGAAGGAACTGATCGACCAGGGCATCGATGTGGAATACACCGGCCGCCTGGCCCTGGCCATGAAGCGGTACGAAACGACATCGACCATGGACTCATTGCAACTGACACAGCAGGTCGCCGGGATTGATCCGACTGTCGTGGACAACTGGAACCTGGACGAGGTCATCCAGGGGACGGCGCAGCGGGGCGGCGTACCGGTGAAGTATCTGCGGCCGCCCCAGGAGAGGGACAAGATCCGGGAAGCCAGGAACCAGCAGCAGCAGGCCATGCAGGAGAGCCAGGAGGCCCTGGAGGTCGCCGGCCAGGTCCCGAATCTGTCGAAGGCCCCGGAGGAGGGATCCCCGGCAGAGGCCCTGATGAAAGCGATGGCAGGAGGATAGGATGCCGTACAGTCACCTACCGGAAGAGGAGCAGGCCAGGCAGCGGAGGATCGACTACAATGCGACCTTCGGATCTGAACACGGTCACCGGGTGCTGCAGGACCTGATCACGGATGTATGTCATTTGTACCAGACCTCCATCGGAAAAGACATACACGAGATGGCGATCCGGGAGGGTGAGCGGAACGTGGGTCTGCAAATTATGGAGCAACTCAATCACGAGCTAAGGTCAAGAATACTGTAAAGGAGGATCCCATGGTAGAAGCAGGAGGAGCGCCGGCGGCGGCAGGAGATGGGTCCGGGACAGACCCGGCTCCGGCGGCGACGAAGCTGGACGGTAAGAACTGGATGGAGTTTGTTCCGGCAGAGTTCAGGTCCGACCCTGTGTGGAAGTCATACGAGGGGAAGGATGCGACGGAGGTCTTCAAGGCACACGCCAATCAGTCGAAGCTGATCGGCGGCGACAAGATCGTTGTTCCGGCCGGCAAACTGGACACGGACGCAAACTGGGACCAGGTGTTTGACAAACTGGGCAGGCCGAAGGATCCGAAGGAGTACAAGCTGGAGATGCCCCAGGGGGCTGTCCCGGACGGCACGACCCTGGACCCGGTCCTGGACGACGAGTTCAAGACGATCTGCCACAAGGCCGGCATCCTGCCGAAGCAGGCGCAGTCGATTTACGGATGGTTTGCACAGAGGGCCGGGGAGATGCTGTCGAAGGCCAGGACGGATGATGACCAGGCCTACGAGAATGCACAGGACGAACTCAAGCGGGAACTGGGGACAAAGGAAAAGTTTGAGCAGTTCATCAGTCTGTCGAACAAGGTCGTGTCGCTTTACTCCGGTTCGCAGGAAGCGGCGGCCAGGGTGATCGACAGGCACGGCAATGATCCGGACATTGTCCGGCTCCTGGGGAACATCGGCAAGGCCATGGACGAGGATGCCCTAGTGACCGGCGGCAAACGGTTTGCGGACCAGGCAGACCCCCGGCAGAAGTTGGCGGACATTCAGAGCAATAAGGCGAACCCGATGTACGAGGCCTACTGGAAAAAGGAGCATCCGCAGCATCAGTATGCGGTGGATGAGGTGTTCAGACTGACCCAGTTGGTCCACGGCAACAAGCCCATCCAGGCGTAAGGAGGCGGCCATGAAAGAAGGAATCCGGGTGGTGACCAGGCACGGCACTCCCAACACGAACCAGGTCCCGGAGGAACGGGCGACGATGGATGCGATCCGCAGGGATCCGGAAGAGAGCAAGAAGGAGGACAGGGAAAAGCAGGGGAAGGGGTAGCACATTGGTGTCCCGGATCCTGTGACATAGCAGCAAAGCATCGGGTAGCACCTCATGGTGTCCGTGCAAGCCGACAAGCAGGCCGACCCCCCGGGCGTTAACCGGGGATGAGGGTCCGTTTCGACGGGTAGCCCGTAGGATGTAGCAGCACAAATACACAAACTACGGAGGATAATACCATGAGTTTTGAAATCACAACCGCAATGGTCGAGCAATACTCGTCCAACGTACAGATCCTGATGCAGCAGAAGGAGTCCCGTCTGCGAGGTGCGGTGCGCCTGGAAACCGGCGTTGTCGGACGCAACGCATTTTTTGATCAGTTAAACTCGACTGCCGCCGTCTTGAGGGTATCCCGTCATGCGGATACGCCTCTCGTTTCCACCCCCCATGTCCGGCGCAGGGTTGCCCTGTCTGACTACGATTGGGCAGACCTTGTCGACAACATGGATCTCAAGAAGGTCCTGACCGATCCCACGAGCAAGTACGCCCTCAACGCCCGGAACGCAATGAACCGGGCGATGGATGATGCAATCATCGCAACGGCCCTGGCGACCTGTTACGGGGGCATGGACGGGTCCACCTCCTACACATTTGACACGACCAACTGCCGCATCGCCCACGCATCCTCTTCGTTGACCCTGGCGAAACTGATCTCCGCAAAGCAGAAACTGGATGCCCAGGAAGTGGATGACGAGGGGAGATTCTTCATTCTCAAATCCACGCAGTTGGCGGCCCTGCTGAATGTCACGGAAGTGAAGTCGGCAGACTACAACACCATCAAGGCCCTCGCCAATGGTGAGATCGACACCTTCCTGGGGTTCAAGTTCATCCGGTCTGAACGACTGACGACAGCCTCGTCGGTCACATCTTGCCTCGCCTTCCAGAAGGATTCGCTCCTGCTGGCCCTGGGGCTGGATGTGGTTGTGGATGTCGGTCCTCGCCGGGACAAGAACATGGCCACCCAGGTCTACCTTGGCATGAGCATCGGCGCAACCCGGATGGACGAGAAGGGTGTCATCGAAGTGCAGTCCTACGATTAAGTCGTGGGTATCAACTAACAGGAGGTAATTGAATTATGGGAACAGATGCAACCAATTACGCAAAATATGTAGCCGGATCTCCGGCCGACTTCATGGGTGCGGAATGGGAGGGCAAGGTAAGGTGCATCCACGACACCTACACCTTTGCTTCGGCCATCGCCGGAACGATCATCAATGTCGGCATCCTGCGGAAGGGCGAGGTGTTCCTTATGGGGTACATCCACGGGGACGATATCGGGTCTGCGACGACCCTGACCCTGGGTGACACGGAACTCGACGGATCCGCGACGATCCTCGATGCGGATCGCTACCTTGAGGCCACCGTGTTCACGACGACAGGCCAGAAAACCCTCTGCATGAGGGATCTTGGCATGGGATACAAGGCCACGAAGGACATGATCCTCCAGATCACCGTCGGTGTGGAAACGGCGAATGGGGCCATTGAGGTGCTGATCCTCAAGGCTTGCCCGAATTAAGTTGACCCTCTAACCTAACCAGGGGAGGGGTTCGCCCCTCCCCACTTCCCAAGGGGGTCCTGGATGAACGGCCTTCATGCGTCGGAGCAGGATAAATATGACCGGATGCACCAGGTACCGGGCTACAGCGAAGGACCGGGCCTGTCCTATGTGCAGAAGGCATTGAGATATATCCCCGCCGGTGCTTCGATCATCGACTTCGGCTGCGGCACGGGCGATGCGGCCCTTAAGCTCGCCTCCCTGGGCCATGATGTGCAGATGGTCGACATATCGAACCGTGGCCTCAAGAACGCATTCATCCTTCACGACAGATTCTTCCAGGCATCCCTTCACAAATTACCAAACGAACTGCGTCCGGCAGAGTGGGGATTCTGCACGGATGTCATGGAACACCTCCCGGAGCAATGGGTGCGCCCGGCCCTCCGGGAAATCACCAACAAGGTGAAGAACTGCTTCTTCACGATCTCCGGGCATCCGGATGGGTGGGGCAGGCACATCGGACAGAAGCTGCACCTGACCGTCGCACCGGCCGGGTGGTGGACCGGAGTGCTGATGGAATACTTCCTGACGGTGGAGCGGATCAATACCTCCGACAGCATCTTTGAGGTCGTGGCGAGGGGGGCCTATGTGGGAACTTAACGGGGTGGTCGGCAGGGACGAGAAGCCTCCGGGATGCGCCGGGAACTTCACCGGCACGGCCGTTGTAATAGGATGCGGCCGGTGCGTATGGGAGGACCTGGCCCGGTTCGATCCCGTGAAGGAGAAGGCCGAAGTCATCGCCATCAACAACATGATCCTGCATTGGAACAAGCGTGTCAACCATGGTGTGTCACTTCATGCAGAGGAACCGAATCTCTGGAGGGCGCTGCGGTACTTCTACCAATGCGAGGGCAGCCATGTGGTGACGCATTCCTGGACGAGGCACGGAAAACCCTGGCCCTACTCCGAATGCGATTACGTCTGGGACATCGAACTCTCAAAGGGTGGGTCCTCCGGACTCTTCGCCACGATGGTGGGCCTGGCCCTGGGGTACGACCGAATCATCCTGGCCGGTGTTCCGATGGACGGAAGCGGTCACTTCTACGATCCCCCGGACACAATCACCAGGCAATTCACCGGGAGCAACATTGACCTGGAGTGGAAGTGGGCCGGCAAGTTTTTCAATGGAAGGGTGCGGTCCCTGTCGGGCCGGACCCGTGAGTGGTTAGGAGAACCGTAATGGCATCGACAATTGACCTGTGCAATAGTGCGTTGACCCTCCTGGGGCAACCCACGATATCCTCCCTGTCCGACAACAACCGGATAGCGAAACTGGCGAACCAGCGATATTACTACTGCATCGATGCTGCCCTCCGGGCGCATCCCTGGAAGTGCGCCCTGGAACGCAAGGACCTGGTCGCCGACAGCACGGCCCCTGCCTTCGGGTATGATTACCGTTTTGCCCTGCCGACCCTGCCCTGGTGTCTGCGTGTCCTGGAGATGCAGGACAAGGATTACATCTTCAAGATCGAGGGGCGCTATCTGCTGACCGACGAGTCGGAGGCCTCCATCAAGTACATCGCCCGGATCGCCGTCGGGTCCATGGACAGCCTGCTGTTTGAGGCCGTGGCGGCCCGGATCGCCGCAGACCTGGCATTTCCCCTGACGAACTCCACCTCCCTGGCAGACCAGGCCTGGAGGGCCTACAAGGATAAGCTCAACGAGGCCCAGGACATCGATTCGCAGGAAGGGTCGTCGGACGAGATAGAGGCGTACACATGGCTTAATTCACGGAGATAGAGATGAGAACATCGCAAGCCTTGACATCCTTCAACGCCGGTGAGTGGTCGCCCCAGATGTACGGCCGGGCCGACATGGCAAAATACTTCAATGCCTGCCGGAACATGAAGAACTTCATCTGCAGGGTCCACGGCGGGGCGCAGCGGCGCCCGGGGTTCCGGTATGTCGCCACGGCCAAGTACGCCGAATACGAGTCCCGGTTGATCCCCTTCCAGCAGTCGCAGACGAAGGCCTATGCCCTGGAGTTCGGCGATAAGTACATCCGGGTGTTTAGGGATAAAAGCCAGGTCTGCACCTCCGGTGAGATCCCCTACGAGATTGCTTCCCCTTACGACGAGATCGACCTGTGGGGCATCCGGTACATCCAGGATGCGGACATCATGTACCTCTTCCACCCGGACTATCCCCCCTACCAGTTGTCCAGGACCGGTGACGCATCCTGGACCCTGGAGGTTGTCGCATTCGACGACGGCCCCTACCTGGATTTGAACGAGGTCGATGACACCGGCTCCAATCTCTGCCCGGATGGGGATATGGAGAACAACACCGGGTGGGCCTCCGTCGGTACGCCGACGACCCAGGAGCGCTCCGCAGACAGGGCCTTTGAGGGCGCTTATTCCAGGAAGTTCACCATCGACGCATCCGGCGAAGGGGTGAAGTCCGGGGTTTTCACAACGACCACCGGCAAGATCTACCGGCTGCGGTACAAGGTGTGGACTTCCTCCAAGAACATAGCTGTGACCGTCAGGAAGGGGGATAACAGCGGCGATCTCTTCACGGACAGCATCTCCTCCGTCCCGGACCAGGAATGGACGGAATACGAGCGGTACTACAAGGAAACGGCCGGGGGCGCGGGGGCCTATGTGAAATTCACCAACGCCACGGGAACCACCGGGACCTGGTACATCGACCTGGTCGAGATCTACGAGGTGACCACAATCCTGATCACGCCGTCGGCCGTCACCGGGTCCATCACCCTCACGGCATCGGAGGCTCTTTTTGAGGAGGCCCACGAGGGGGCCGTGTGGCGCTTGGGATGGGACGGCGAATACGGTTATGTCCAGATCACGGAGTACACCTCTTCCACCTCCGTGACGGCCACGGTCTATAAAGAGCTGGCGCAGATCACGCCGACACCCTTCTGGAGGGAGGGGGCCTGGTCTGCCAAGAGGGGATACCCGTCATGCGGAACATTCTATGAGCAGAGGCTGTGCGCCGCCTGCACCGAATATCAACCACAGACGATCTGGGGATCCAGGCCGACGGCCTACACGGATTTCACGCCCGGGGAACTGGACACCGACGCATTCACGCATACAATCAAAAGCGACCAGGTGCAGTACATCCGGTGGATGACGGGCTTGTCGCAGTTGATGATCGGGACCTCATCAGGGGAATGGCGATTGGGAGGGACCAGCACGACAGAACCCCTGACCCCGTCAAACATCCGGATCCTGCCGCAGTCCCGGTACGGATCTTCAAACCTTCACCCGATCAGCATGGGATTCGCCGTCCTGTTCTTTCAGCGCAACGGTGATCCGCAGAATAGCGGCAAGCTGCTCCGGGAACTGACCTACCGGCTTGAGTACGACACATTCATCGGGGCGAACCTCTCCAAGTTCTCCGATCACATGGCCATCGACGGCGTGTACGACATGGCCTTCATGTCGTCCCCCTTCCCGATCCTCTGGGCGTTGAGGGACAATGGCGGCATCGGCGAACTGATCGGTCTGACCTACGAGAAGGACGAGGATGTCCTGGGGTGGCATCAGCACACCACCACCGGGACGATCCAATCGATCTGCGTGATCGCCGGGGAGAACCAGGACGAACTGTGGGCCATCTGCGCCAGGGTCATCGATGGTTCGCTCGTGCGCTATGTGGAGGTTCTGGAGGACTTCGATTGGGGGGCCGACCAGGAGGACTGCTTCTTCGTCGATTGCGGGGCCACCTACGACGATGTCCCGGCCGATGTGATCTCCGGCCTGGATTATCTGGAAGGGGAGGAGGTGGCTGTCCTGGTGGACGGCGCCGAACATCCGGAATGCACGGTGGTGAGCGGTGCGATCACCCTGGATTGGGAGGGGTCCGTCGTCCAGGTCGGCCTGCCGTATGTGTCTGACCTGGAACCCCTGGATCTGGAAGGGGGGGCCATGGAAGGGGCCTCCCAGGGGAAGTACAAGCGGGTCCATTCCCTGGGCCTCCGGTTCTATGAAACCATGGGGGGGTTCAAGGGTCCCGATGAGGACAACCTGGAGCCGATCATCTTCCGGGATACCATCGACGATGTGGGGGAGGCCATCCCCCTTTACACCGGCCTGGTGGAAACGGCCTTCACCGGCGGGTGGGATGCGGAGTCCAGGATCCTGATCCGGCAGACCGCACCGTTGCCGATGACGGTCCTGTCGATCATCGCCAGGTACAAGACGGAGGACAAGTAATGCCGCCTCTGAAGAACTTAGGAGGATATAGCGGGGGGAAGTACATTCCCGATGTCCACGACAACAAGGCCCTTGTCGGATATGACGCAGTCGCAGACGAATTCTACTTCATTGCCGCAGACGAGGACGGTGCGCTTCTGTGTCGGCAGCAAGTGGTCGATGTCGAAACGCTTGAATGGGTCAACGCAACGGGCGGCGAATCAACGCCGACATCGAAGTACATCATCAGCGACATGGATACCTCGGCGGATCCTAATTATTTCGGATACGTCGATAAGAGCGGCGCCTGGTATATCATGAAATTAAGCGAATCAACGGGGGAAATGCGTTATGCAAAGGGAGCAAGTGGATACGCCGCGGCCTGGGCTGCAAAGGCCGCACAATCCTACGATTATTTCAGCGCCACCTTCTGAGCGGGTCGATTGCACCGTTGAGGTAAATTGCATTAAGGCCATTGCAAGGCCGTTTTCGCAATCGTATATCGATTGGTCCTTGCCGAAACATCAGAAGGCGATCATCAAGATCCTCAAGGCCAACGGGGGGCAGATCCATATACAGGAATTCATGCGGCAATGGGACCAGCTGCCGATGGAGGATAAAATTTAGAGGGAGGAAAACGAAATGGCGGATACTATTTATCACAATTTTTTTGCGGAGATTATGAGCGGGACGTTGGACCTTCACGGCGCGGGAAGCAATGCGATCAAGGTCGCCCTGTTCACGGATTCATACTCCATCGATCCGGATGAAGTGACTTATGCGAACACAAACGAACATGCGACGTCGGGGAACTACACACAGGGCGGCGTGACATTGACGGCGGCCAATAGCACCGTTGCGGACGACGACGCCAACAACCGGGCGACGTGGGACAATACCGACGATCCCACCTGGTCGGCGGCGACGATCACGGCGGCCTTTGCCAAACTCTACAATTCCACGGTAAGCGACAAGCTGATCTGCGTGTTTGATTTCAGCGGGAACAAGAGCTCCACGGCCGGAACATATAAGATCACGTTCAATGCTTCGGGGATCCTGGCAATCGCATAGGGGGGCTTGTGAAGATCATTCTTGAACTTCCAGATTGGCCGGAGGACGAGCATCGGGACTGGTATCTGATCGCCGGTTCGGAGCAACGGGCCTTCTATCGCCACAACGAAAAGGTATGGCATATCAAGACTTCCCGTTGCGTCCAATGCGGGAACTGCTGCGTCAATCTTCCGAAAGGGCAGTATGAGCTAAACGAGAACAAGGATTGCGTTCATCTTGGAGAGGACGGGCCGGGCAAAAGACCCTGTAAATTAGGCGTCATGCGTCCGTGGCCGTGCATCGAGGGCGATCCCACGAAGGGCAAGTGGGGCGAACTGGCGGGCTGTTCCATCCGATATGACGGAGAGTAATGTCAACTTACTACGTCAAGACTAAGGGCACGACGCTTGCCACTTCGGGCAGGGCTGAGGTTGGAAGCGACAATACCAACGTCACCGGCTGGCTGAAGTCTGCGGAGGCCATTTACTGCGTCGCCATCGGGCAGGACGGGCGCGACCCGGCTGCTGCGGTGCTTAAACTGCAATGGCGTCTTGCGGGGAATGGCTTTGCCGATCTTGGCTCCACAGGCGCGGTCAAATACACCACGGGGACAGACCTGACCAACGGGGGCGCCGTCACGTCCGGGGAGGCCCTTGTCTCCGTCGCCAACATGACATGGCAGGACGGCGAGGAGATCGAGGACGGGGTATCCGCTTCGATCAATCTCGGCAACGACTACTATTCAGAATTACAATTCGGTATTTCATTTGCCGATGCGACGGCTGGCGCGACCTACGAGTTCCAGCTTTATAATGTAACAGCCTCTGCAGTAGTAGCGATTGAGTCCGGCTCCATGCTTACCGTCACGATCCAGGCGGTCGTTGATCGGACCGTTGCTGTGGGGCTGGCCTCCGGCTCCGGCTCCATGTTCGGGGAGTCCGTATCAGGGGACGGGAACGTGGCAACGGGGATGATCTCATGCACCGGGACGCCTTACTCCGTCACCGTGGATATCGGGCAGACGGTCAATGTGGGGCTGGCGACGGCAACGGGAACGATGTTCTCATGCAGCCACAACCTCGACGCAAATCTTACGATGAACCTTGCCGCTGCCGTGGGAAGTGTCCTCGCGGAAGCCGTCACAGGGGACGCGAATGTTGCCTTTTCGCTACAGTCCGCAATATCAACAATTTTTGGAGCTTCCTTCTCCGCTGACTATACCCATGCTGCCAGCCTCAAGTCCGCCTCCGGGTCGGCGTTTGCTCCGGGGATCTCCGGGGATGCGAATGTTCCAGGTGGGCTGATTTCCGGAACGGGATCGCCGCTTGCCATCGGCCATGTCACGGATCAGGTCTTGGCGCAATCCCTACAGGCCGCCCTTGCTTCTGCCTTCGCCGCCGCCATAGCCGGGGATGCAAACATTTCAGCGGCCCTGCAAGAGGGGTCCTGCACGGTCTTTAGCGTCACGGTGTCAACGGGCGGAGAGGGGGATATCACCATTGACCTGTCCCTGATGTCCGCAACGGGAACGCCTTTCTCCATCACCGTCACGATAGACTACAATCATATTGTGAGCCTCATTGCTGCTGCGGGGTCATTGTTTGCCGTGGACGTATCCGGCAATGCTGACGTTGTGGTCGGATTGATCGACGCGACCGGGACCATCTTCGCGCTGGATTCCATCGATGTTGAAACGGTCGTGGCTGTGGGGTTTATAAGCGGCAACGGCACGATCTACGCGCCGGGTTTTGTCCTGGATCAGATCCTTTCGATGAACCTGGCAAAGTGCAAGGGATTCCCGCAATCCATTATCCAGCTATCGGATGGATCCCTGGGGAAGCGGATCACGGATAAATTTTATCTTAAAATGTGAGGCTGCCATGAAGCAAGGAACCCATGTCATACTGTACAAGCGGAAGGGGAACCCGATCATCACGGCCCATGTCGTGGACGATGTGGCCAGGATCGCAATGCCCCTGGACGAATTCAAGAAACTGCTACTGGAAGAGGTCGGGTCCGTGACCTGGGTCTTGAAGGATGCAACCTTTGAGCAGAAGGTCAGCGCGGCCTTTGAAAATATCGTCAGGGGGATGAAGGAAGGGGCGACGGTGATCGTATGAGGACCGTGGAGGAGCAAAGGAAAGTCTTTGAGGAGGTCTGGGACCGGGGCAGATACCGCCTTGGATCCGAGGGCCTGCGACTCGTTCCTACGGTGATGGGGCTCATCCCACGGCAGGAGATCAACGACTACGGATCCGGGACCGGCCGGTGCGCCGCGGAGCTTGTGCGGCATGGATACAAGGTCAACTGCATCGACATTGCGGCCAACGCCCTGGAAGACGATGCCAGGGCCATGATCGGGAAGGGGATCACCCTTCACATCGGGTCATTGAGCGAGCTTCCCCCGGAGATTCCGGCCATGGAGTGGGGGATCTGCCTGGACGTTCTGATGACGATCCCGATGCAGATGATGGACCAGGTCCTCAAGGAGATCCGCAGAACGGCCAGAAACCTGATCGTCGAGGTCTACGGGTGGCAGGACACGAGGCTGGGATATGACCTGACGGCGACGATGCTGACCCGGAAGGAATGGGTCCAGATCCTGGAAGGGCATTGGGCAAATGTCCAGATCCTGACACATCCGCACACCGATGTACGCTACCTCTACATTTGCAGGAGCCTGTGATGGAACCTTATTTTACGAAGTTTGAGATGGCCCACTTCGACGGCCTGGACATCCCGGAGGACTCCTGGGTGACGAGGGAAATGCGGGGCATGGTGGAGGCCTATGCAGCCGCCGGGCCTGCGGTGTCGCTTGTGGCAGACGGCAAGATCATCGGCTGTGGTGGAGTCGCCTTCCCCTGGATGGGCATGGGCGAGGCCTGGATGTGCATGGATGTCGAGTTCAAGAACCATCCGAAAACGGCCGTGAAGATGTGCAAAGCCTTTCTGGATGATGTGTACCAGGCCTGCGATATGTTTCGGATGCAGGCGACGATCCGGGCCGATGACGGCAAATTGCGGAAATGGATTGAGTTGATGGGGTTTGGCCTGGAGAGCCGGATGAAATCCTTCGGGCCGGACAGATCGGACTATTTGATGTACGCAAGGGTCAAGGGTGGAATGAAATGAGTTACGCACAGCAGATTGTCGGGACCGTTTTCCAATCGGCCGCCACCGCACGGCAGATGTACACCGATTGGTACGCCGGGGAGCAGGCGAAGCAGGCGTACCAGATGCGTAGTGAGTTGACCATGCGGGAGATGGAGGTCGAAAAACTGGCCATCGCCGGGGAGAGGTTCACGGCCGACATCCAGGCCCTCAAGGCGAAGGCTACCAGGGAAGAGGCGTCGGCGCTTGAGGCGGCCGGGAGGATGAAGGAGGAGGCCCTCCAGGCCGATACGGACACCAGGGCCGCAACACTCTATGCCAGGGCCGCAAAGTACGGGCAGCTCGTTCCCGGTGGATCCTCCAGGGACATCCTCAACGCATTCGCCGATTCCAGGGGGTTGAGCCTGGCACAGCTGCGGTGGCAGACGGAGCAGGGCGTGTATGAGAAGAAGGTTGATGCCTACACCAAGGAGGCCCAGGCGGCGCTCACCCTGTACGGTGCGGAGATCCGGGAGGGGAACCTGGCCATGTACCCATACCAGGCAGAGATATACCGGATGTCCGGGGACCAGGCCGTGAAGGATGCGACAAACCGGGTTTATGGGGATTACCTTGGCGGCATGTCGAAGGTGAATGACATCTGGGGCGGCTCCGGAGGCGGCATGGGCGACATGGGTGGTGGTAGTGGTGCCGGAGGAGGAGGATAATGAACATCGTAATTCCAGGCGAATTGACCGGTCAGACAACAATGGCATCGGGGGCCAGACTTGCCCAGGGGATGCAGGCGCTTGCCGACTCGTTCTCAAGGCAGGCCAAGAAGGAGATGGAGGACAAGCGCAACCTCGACGCTTATATCCAATCACTCGAGGACGAAAAAAAGATAGCCGAGTACCACGACTTGGCCAATCAGCAGGCGCAAAATATGTCCTATGAGGAACTCCAGACGCAACGGGAGCAGGGGGTCGATCCCTATGCCGTCGCCAACAGGAAAGCCATGGAGTACCTCAAGAGCATCACGGACACGAAACGGGCGAAGTACGCCGCCTCCCGCATGGGGTACATCCAGTACAAGCAGGACCAGAAGTTTGAATCCCTGATGAACCACAAGCGGGTGTCGGCTGGGCAGAAGGCCTATTATGACTCGTTCAACACCTCCGTCACGGACACCGCAAGCGGGTTCACGCCCAGGACATTGGACCCGGACGACCAGGAGCGCAACGCCCTGCTGAACAATCTTGACCAGGTGAATCATTACTTGAGCGGCCTGCAGGACTTCCGGGCGAAGACGGTTGCCGCCGTCAATGCGGGCTTGTTCACGCAGCACCAGGCCGTCGAAATGGAGCGCCAGTATACGCTGAACACGGCAGTCGCCATCGCAAAGGACAACCCGAAGCAGGCCTACAGGTATCTTGAAACAATGCGTGACGAACTGGGGGCCGTGGAATACCAGCGGGTGAAGGGGGTCCTCAACCAGGTCACGAAGGAAGTGAATGTGACCAACGCCGTCCAGAATCTGCAGGACCAGTTCATGCTTAACGAGCCGACAGGCGATTGGGCCGGGATGCAGCGCCATGTCTTCGACAAGAAGAACTGGGAGTCCCTGGGGATCGAATCCTGGGAGGATGCCGGGAAGATCATGGGGACGCTTCACAACGCCAAGAAGACGATGGAGGTTGAAACCAAGGCCAAAGAGAATGAGGCGGCGCAGAAGGTATGGGGTGATACCATCGCACCGTTATTGATAGCCAAACAATATACTGCCGCCTCAAACGCCGTCAAGAATTCGGTTCTGGATGACACGACCAAGGCGGCCTGGTTAAAGGATGTCCACCAGTACATGAAGTCCTTCAAGGAACCGGGGGGCGAGGGCCTGGGGGGCAAATGGTTCGCCCCTGGGAAACTCCCGGATGTCGTCGTGAAGGACAAGACCCTCCTCAAGGTCACCCTGACAGAGATGAACAAGATCGAGATGAAGACGAAACCGGAGGAGATGGGTGTTGCCCTGGATACCTTCTACAAGAATCTGAACGACCTGGCGGCGCAGAGGAAGAAGGACGGGCAGAAGATTTACGCTTCCGACATCTATGAAACCGGGCTGAAGGTCTTCACTGATCCGGCCTTCGTCAAGGGCAAGGGGGATGCGGCAGAGAAACTAAAGAGGATATTGAACCCGGGAAGCCCGGCACAGAAGGCCCCGGCACAGGGCGGCAAAGTGGATAAGACACCCGTCCGGAAACCGGGGGAATCCTATGCGGATTTCAAGGCACGGACGGGCGTGAAAATAAAAAGCGAATGGGACCTTGATTTTTCAAATGAATTCGGCGGCGCAGATTAAGGGAGGACGAGATGGGCGTTGAAATGACACGGCAGGACCTGATCAACCAGGGGTTCTCTGCAGAGGAAATCGAGGAGGAGGAAAAGAGGCAACGGGAATCCTCCCCGGTCTACCAGGCGGGGCAGAACCTGTCGAGGATCGCCGGCCTGGGTCTGGGGACGGCCAACGCCCCCCTGGCGTTTATCAAGGGGGCCATGAATGCGGAGATCGCCAACCCCGAAGAGTTCAAGCAGATGAGCCTGCCGGGCAAGATGGCAACGCAGTTCGCCGGCGGCCTGGAGTCTGCCTGGAGGTCCATCAGCAAGAAAGGCGATTGGGGGGAGGATTACGACACCTATTACAAGCACCATTCCGGTGGTGCGACCCTGCAGGATACCTTCGGAGAGGGGGGATCCATGCTGGTCAAGCTGGGCCTCGACCTGATGATGGACCCTCTGTTTGGTCCTGCCCTTGCCGTGGATCTTGCCAGGAAGGGGATCACCTCCCTGCCGCAGTTCGCCAAGTATCTCTCCAAGGGGGCGGTCCCCGCCGACGCACAACTGCGTACCCTGACGGAGGGGTTCCCGAAAACCAACCTATACAACATGACCGAAGCAGACCGGGCAGAGATGGCGGCACTGACGGAACAGGAGCGGACGGCAGCCATAAATCGCTTGAAGAGTACCCTGGAGGGACGCAAGACGGAACTGCAGACCCTGGCCGACGAAGAGGCTGCCGCACAGTACGGGTATTCGACGCTGCACGGGACGGCCACGGATGAAACCGGAGTAGCCCCTTATCTCAATAAACTCAAAGAAAGGGTCCAGGGCGATGAGATTGCCATGGAGCAGATCAGGTCTTTTGAGGCATCCCTGGGCGATGTGGACGGGCCGGTGGTCAATCTTGAGGGTGATTTTGCTCCAAAACCCACCACAATGACACCAGAGGTATCGGCGGGGGAAGTGCTGCCTTCGGGGGGGATCGTTCAACCTGGGACAGCTGCGCCAGCCTCACGCCGTGTTTCTATGGGTTCAGAATTGGCCGACGCCATGTCAGATACCCCTGTCGCTCTGGCTATAGTCGATATTAAACGCCAGGGCGGATTGAACCATAAGGCCCTCGTGGATGTATTCGGTGCAGAAGAAACAGCGCAGATAGTTAAAAAACATCCTGGCCTTGTCAGCAAGCAGGGCGGTGCAAGGCTTGATGTAATTGCAGCGGACTTCGGCTTTGAGTCCGATGTGGTGCTGAAAGATGCCCTTATGGACAAGAAATCAAAAAAACAGATTGCGGCAGAAGCGAAGGCCTCCTTCGATGCTTTATATGGCGAGGATATTGCGCTTGCCAAGAAGGGTTTTGAGAAAACACCCGATGGTGTCATCGCCGGTGATCTGAACAAGGGCGATAAAATCTTCATGAATGACGACACTTTCAAGGTCAAAGGCTATGACGAAAAAGGCAATGTTATTCTTGAGGATGGGCGGACCTTCAAGGTTGATGTATTCGAGCAATTAAAGGCGGACGGGGTAAAAAAAGCCCCCGGTATGCAACAGATGGCCGGAGGCGTTGCCGGGATCGAAGAGGATGAAGAGGGCAACCTGACCTTCGACATCAAGAACGGCCTCCTGGGCATGGCCGCCGGGGTGGGGGCCAAGGGGGTCTTGTCCAAGTCCTCGGCCGGCAGGGTCAAGGCCGGGATGTTTTCCCAGGTGATGTCCGGCGCCGAAAAAACAACCGCAACGAAAGTCGCCGCCATGTACGACAAGACGGTGGCGGCCAGGGCGGAACGGGAAGCGGTCTCCTGGCAGAAGGTCAGGGACTTCCTGATCCGTGGGTTCGTGGACCGATCCGGGAACCTCAAACGTGAGGCCATTGCAACTGACGACCTGTTCGGGCGGGAGATGGTGATGCAGCAGGAACTTCACGCCGGATCCTCTGCCATCGCATCCAACATGAACGAGCAGTACCAGAAGGCCATCTTCCACGGCCTGTCCTCAAATGAGCAGGAGATGCTCAACTCCGTGATACAGTCGAAACGCATCATCGCGATCGACGATTACAAGGGCCTGGGGGTCGTGCAGCACCCGGACGGCCTCACGGGTGTGGAACATCTGGACTATCTGGCAGAACTGGAGAGAAGGGTCCCGGAGGTGTATGCGGATCTGGAGGCCAGGGCCGGTCTTTACTTTGATGCCATGCAGGAACAGTTGCAGTACCGGCTCAAGGAAGGATTGATCACGCAGGATCAGTTTGCGGCCCTGTCGAAGGAGATCTATTCTCCCCGGCAGTTCATGCAGCACCTGGACGATTCAGCAACGCTGGTCCGGGGCGGCAAGAAGATCTCCGTGTCGGAGAGGGGCGGGATCCATGCCCTGGACGAGGGGTCCATGGGCCTCCTGGAGAACAACGCCCAGAGGTTGCTGCAGTACAATGTCAACATGACCCAGGACATGATCTCCCGGAACAAGGCGAACCGGACCCTTCTGGATTTTGTCCAGGCGAACCCCGGAAACGAGATCGCCACGGAAGCAAATATCGTGAAGTACACGAAGGAAGGCGCTCCGGTCTATGCTGAAACCCCGGCCGGGCATGATCTGATCCGTCTGTATGTGGACGGCAAGGAAAAGCTCCTGCATATGCCGAAGGACATGGCGCAGGAATGGATCACGGCAGATCCCCTGATGAACCACACGATCTCCACCCTGGTGCAATGGCTGTCCGGGACGAAGCTCGTGAAGGCTTTCGCCACCGGCTATAACCCGGCATTCGCCCTGTCAAACATCCCCCGGGATGTGGCCCTGGTCTGGGGATCCACGGATCAGTACAGCAAGCACCTCCCGATTGCCATGGGGCAGTTCGCCAGGGACTTTGCTGCCGTGGCCCCGGATGTGTTCAAGCGCAGCGGCCGGGTCGTCGACTATGTGAATGAGGGTGGCGGCACGGAACTGCTCACCTATTACGGCCGGTTGTCCCAGGCCGGTGAGATTGGTGAGAAGGTGAACAACCTGGGTAAATTTTTGGGATGGGTAGGTGAAACATCGGAGATCTGGACCAGAATTGCGCTGCGGGAACGGGCGATGCGGAACGGTCTGTCTGCCAGGGAGGCCACTTGGCAGGCCCGGCATTACCTTGATTTCTCCCAAGGGGGCAACATCGCCAAGGCCCTGGACAATGCGATGCCGTACCTCAACGCCGGGATCCAGGGGACGAGATCCATTTTTCGGTATGCCGCCAACGAGCCGGGACGGTTCGCCTACAAGATAGCCCAACTGGGTGCGATTTCCATGGGCCTTTACATCGCCAACCACCTGACGAACCCGGAAACCCTGGCTGCCGTGTCGGATCGTGACAAGGAGGCGAACTTCATCATCACGACACCCTTCACCTACACCGACAAGGACGGACAACTCCGTCGGTATTATGTGAAGATCCCGAAGGACCAGGGGCAGAGGGCATTCTGCACCTTCTTTGAGGGATTGATGGAAGCCTACTATGAGCGCAAGATCCCCGGCAAGCGCATGGCCCTGGCCTTGAGCGAGTTTGTCGGGATGGGGTCCCTGCCGCCGGTTGTGTCTGCCCTGATGGCGTATGCCGGGAACAAGGACACCTGGAACTGGCAGGATGTCTGGAGGGGGCCGAAGGATATTGAGCCGGGGCAGGAATACACGGCAGATACGCACCCCCTTGCCGTGGCGGCCGGCCAGGTCACGAACCTCTCACCGGAGAGGGGGACCAGGGCCTTGGGATCCATGATGCCGCCGAATAATGCCTGGGTGGGCCTGGTAAGCGGAGGCCTCCGGGAAATCACCAACTCGTTCAACCCGAAGTATGAGCAGGAAACGATGGAGCAGATGCTGCTGTCGAACCCGACGGTCAGGAGGTTCCTGTCGTCCACATCGGAGATCAACCGGTACAGGACGGACATCGACCAGATCAAGACGGAAGAGGTGACCAGGAGGTTCTCGCAGGGCAGGGAACTGGACAAGATGACGGCGGCCTTCTTCCAGAACAGGGACCCGGCCATGGGAGAGAAAATCATGGAGTATGTGGCCAACGCACCACCCGAAGACCAGGAGCGCCTCGTGAACAGGGTCAACAGGCATTCGCAGACGGCGCAGCTGCCGGACGGACAATGGTGGCGATCCGTGGGAGGACTTCCGACGAGCGCCAGGGCAGAGGCATTCCTGCTCCGGTTTGAAAGCGAGTCGCTTGTCGGCCAGGCCAGGATGCTTGAAACCGCAGGCCAGGTGTCCGGGTTCAGCTCCGACAACTTCATCAAGGCCTGCATCCTACTCAAAGAACAAGGCGGCCCGAAACGAAGGGGGATCCTGCCTCAATTAGCTGATGAAGGAGAATTGGAATGACGATATCATCTTCAGTCAACCGGGTTCAGTATAGCGGGGACGGGAGTTCGATAGAATTTCCCTTTACCTTTGGGGTCTTTGCCGTGGACGACCTGGATCTGATCCTCACGGACGCAGAAGGTGTAGACACGACCCTGACCCGTGGGGTGGATTACGATGTGACCCTCACGGAACCGACGGATCTGCCGTCTGCAGGGGTGGTCACCTTCATCGGGGACCCTGCCCCTACGCCACCGGGCGCCGATGAATATGTGACCATCATCCGGTCCCTCGACTACACGCAGGAGATCGACATCACGGATGGCGGCCCCTTGCCTGCGTCTTCGTTGAACGAGGCGCATGACCGTGCGGTGATGCTGATACAGCAACTCAAAGAGATCCTGGGCCGGGGGATGCTGCTGCCCGTGACCTCCCTGTATAGTAATCTAACCCTCCCGGACCCCCTGGCCTATGCCTTCATGCGGTGGAAGCCGGACGCATCGGGACTGGAGAATGTGTGGGTGGTCGATGTGGGGGAACTGATTATCTCTCCGTTTATCGTGACGCTTGCGGATGATGAGGATGCGGAGGCGGCCCTGACTACCCTGGGGCTGGACGTTGATCTTTTAACCTTCGCGCTGCCGGCCGACACGACGATTTCGACTTACGGGAAAACCCTGATCGACGATGCCGACGCTTCTGCGGCCCTGACTACCCTGGGGCTGGACGTTGATCTTTTAACCTTCGCGCTGCCGGCCGACACGACGATTTCGACTTACGGGAAAACCCTGATCGACGATGCCGACGCAGCGGCGGCCAGGGCGACGCTTGGCGTTTCCTACGTTACCGCAGCCGAAATCCTCACAGGCACGGAAGCAGCCAAGGCGATTGCACCGAATACGCTACTTGCAGCCAGATCGACGGACGCATCATTTTGGGGGATCAAAAACCTTCGGCTTATACAAGCCAAAGTTGGCGATGCGACAAGGGTGCAGGTTAATCCTAATGCTATGAACATAGCCCTCAACATCGGGGATCATTACCACGTCATGACCGCCGCCGTGGACGTGGATTCCGTTGACGACCTGGACACCGGCACGCTGGCAGCCGGGACGGACTATTACGTCTATGCCTGCACCGATGGGACGACGCTCTCGTTCAAGGTTTCGGCAAACTCGACGAATCCGTCCGGCTTCGATACTGACCACAGCCGCAAGATCGGCGGGTTTCATACACTGTGTGTCGCGGTCGGAACGATCAGCGGGCACACACTTACGGGTTACGCGCAGAAAGACATCCTGCCGGCCTCGGTCTGGTGCCTCAAGCACCGGGCGAAAACGCTGGTCAATGTCGGCCTGGTTTACGACAGCGCGATCCAGAAATGGGTGGACATCTATCTGGCCAGCGGCACCGGGACCGGAACCACCTCCGTCAACGGCGGGACGATTTCCGATACACGCAACTGGATGGATTTCGTTGATGATGGCCATGCGGTGGGAAAGAGGCTGCCGACTGACCACGAATTCACATCATTTGCGACCGGCTCAAACGAAGAAACCAACATCACGGGATCGGCCGATCCGGGGACCACCAGCGGGCACACTGACACGGCTGGACGGAGAATGATCTCCAACATCGGCTGCGAGGATTGCTGCGGGGTGATGTATCAATGGCTGTTGGATCAGACTTACTATCACTATAGTGCTACGGGATATTGGGGAGCACTGCCTGGCGGGAAGGGATCTGTATATACCCAATTTACGGCTGATCCTGGGGCAACAGACGTGGACAATTCCGACACAGGGGGTGATATCAAGCTGCTCGCCGGGGGCAATTGGAACAATGCCGCGATTTGCGGCTCTCGTTGTCGGCTTGCGAATGTCTTTCGCTGGAATTCGGCTTCCAATTGCGGCGCGCGCTTCGTTGCGGAGCCATTATAACACGTATCGCGTCGCCGTGAATACGGCGCGAAGGGTTTTAAGTGGGGTTAAAGGCTATGAAGTCAAATTTACCGGAGCTGCTCGCCGGGGGCAATTGGAACAATGCCGCGAATTGCGGCTCTCGTTGTCGGAATGCGAATAACTATCGCTGGAACACGAATTCCAATTACGGCGCGCGCTTCGTTGCGGATACAGGATTGCGGAATGAGTAAGACTCCTGGCTGGATTTCATGGCCTTGTCTCTGGGCTTCAGGGGCAAAGACAGCAAGTTCAGCAAGGCGAACGCGATGACCTGCCTGACCATCCAGTTCATGATGGGCGAAGAACGGCACGTCGTCTTTACCGGGAGCCAGGTGCTGCTCGATCAATGCAAGTCTTACGAGACGGAGATCCCGTTTCTAACCACGGTCAAGCGGATCGAAAAGTATTTTTCGTTTACATAAATAAGGAGGTCGTTATGTATTTCGCAACCAAAGCAGACATTATAAATTCGTTGGAGTCCCATCAAAGTGAAGTTATTTCCTTTCTAAAAACCGTATATGATACCCCGGATGACACAGCATATAGGGTTGTATCCGGATCAGAGGACACAGGGGATGTCGTATATGAGGAAATTGAGGCACCCCTTCCGCGCTGGAAGCGACTTGGTTTTACAACAAGAGCAGAAATAAAAGACTTTATTGGTGATTATCCGGATGACAATCTAAATACAGCAAAAGCAAAAAAGATAATGGATCACCAAGCTCATATCAGCCAATCAATAGCTTCGTATAATGCAAGGGTGGAGGAGGCGATACGCATCGAGGCGAAGGCCCAGGCAATCATCGACAACCTTCCGACATGGGCGGAGATCGACGCGGCGATCACGGCAGCGACGACAATCGCTGGATTGAAAGTTATCATCCGGAAAATGGCGCGGGTCCTGTATTGGCTCGCGAAGGATAGGGCAGACTAAATTCATGCAGGGAGGACGCTCATGTTTCTGTTTATTTTGCTGTTGGTTATGGCGATAGCGACTGTTGCAAGCTGGATTATTGTGGATGGTGTGACCGCCGCTGCGGGAACGATAGCGGAACCCCTTATGACATGGAATCTCTACGTTTCCCCCGCAATCAGCGCACTGTCAACGGCCTTAATTCTCCTGTTTGTGGACAGACGGTTTAGGTCAAGCGACAAGAAAGACGATAGAATCGCGTCCTTATTAGCAGAAAAAGAGGAACGGAAAGAGG